GCTGCTCCTGCCTCACTCATATCTAATGTTAATGCTGTAATAGTAGCACCACCATCATTACCTTTTATAAGAATATCCTTATCCGATGTAGCATTTGATATTATTACATCATCTGATGATATACTTATCTGTAAATCTTTACCAACTCCCATAGCAAATATAGTATCATCTGTAGGTGACCATATATAATCAGTACCACCTTCAAGTAACTGAAGCATCTGTACGCCACCTGCGTACAAATCTAATGCATCAGCTGCTGATTCAAAGATATAGCTATCGCTACCATCTCCTCCAAGTACTAACTTATTAGTTGAAGATACAGTTAAATTACCATTAACTATTTCATCATAATTACCAGAACCATCTCCATTAACGACTAAATCGCCATCAAGCGTTAGGTCGCCACCCATGGTTCCACCGGCACTAAAGTTTTTACTTATTACCTGTCCGTAACCCATAAATTCTCCTTACATATGCACTAAGCAAAGATATTTAGAGGAAGCTGATGACACTTGCTTGAAGTGAACATACATAGTCCCTCCAACGCCTTGTGGTATCTTAACAAATGTAAGTGTCTGTGAAGGCAAAACTAGATCATTATTCGCACTAATTGTATCTGAAGTGGAATTATCAAATCTAAATTTTACATCAGAATCACTATATACACCTATCTGATGAACTCCTGTAACATTTGAATATACATGTGCTTGAGTTGAAATCGTCAGTCTAGTCTGAACATCCCATTCGGCAGCAGCTTCAATATTTACAGCTTCATTTGTTCTAAATTTATTTATATTTGCCATATTTTACTCCTGTATCGCAAACTCCAAACTTGCCATTTCTTGTGGCGAAAGTTCGCATTTAGATAACTGGCTTAGTTTTATTTTCTTAAACCCATTTAAATCTACTTCAACATTAAGTAGATCATTTAATTCTTTTTGAAATTCTGCCATTTCCTTTGTATTAGGCTCAATAGCTACATTTCCTTCTTTATCTTCTTTTCCAAACTTACGAATTAAGTCTCCTCTTGACTGCTCAAATACAGACAATTCATCGCTAAGCTTTTTAATGTTCTTTGCAACCTTAAAGCTAACTGCGGCTTTCATTGGTTGCTGCGCTATTTTACCAAACGCTTCCGAACTATTTACAACTTCTATTAGTTTAACTTTCATATTTACTCCTTTTTATTTTAATATGTTATGTTAAATTATGTGGAACAACCGATCTGGTTCCTCCAGTTTTATCTCTTTTCTTTGTTCCCATTCTCTTCACCATATCATTCCATTTGCCACTATGTAGTTGCGACAAACTAAGTGCTGCTCCAGCTGCATTTGGTTCTTCTGTACCGCCAGCTCTATCTAAATATAATCTAGATTTCACATAGTCAACTAAAGCAGAATGACATGAATTATCTATGTCGGGTTCATCTGAAAGTTTTGATACTGAATTAGGTTCTGCATTATACTTAATCATAATGCCATCGGTAACGGCTTCTTGTATAGCCTTCCAATTTTTTCTATCTGTCGTGTTTGCATTTCCAGAACTATCTACATTTGTTATTAGAGCTAAGTTGTCACCCTCTACAAACCATAATGATTGATCTTCTGGATATTTAATATTACTTGCCATTATTTTGAATCCGGTACATTTAGTTTAGATTCACTACTTGCATCTGCTAATAATAAATCTGTATTTAATAATCTTGGTATTTTCATATAATCACCATCATCGTCCATCAAGAATACTTGTGTTATTTTATTTACCTCAAGTTTATTGCTTGATGAATCCTCTGCTACGTCACTTAAGTCATAATACATTTGATCGGCAACAGTTGTTATTTTAGCAGTAACTACTTTAGAATTATACTTTCCCATTTCAACTATACCATCATTAATTAGATTTATAACATAGTTTTCAGCAATGTTTGGGAACACTTGTCTTACTCTTGAAAGAATTTGTTTTACAGTTAATCCATGAACAGCCATACTAACCTCTTAATTTTTGTAAGCCTTTTTCATAGTCGGCTTCTAATTTTGCTTGTTGTTTTTCCATCCAAGTATATTCTATTGTTATTACTGATAATCTTGCTTGAACTTCACCAGCATAACCTTGAGCAGAAGCTAAATATGTTTGAGCAGCTTGAGCGTATGCACCAGCTGACGCAAAGTATCCATTCCAAACCTGAGCTTTTGCAGATGTCCAATCTCCCCTTGCCTGAACTTCGCTTACAAATCCCTGCGCTTGAGCTAAAGCCCCTTGTAATATAGAGCTCCATTCCGATAAGTGCGCATTTGCTCTTTGTATTTCTGTTTGCGCAATATTTAATGATGAAGTTACTAATTCAATATCTTCAGCTGCTTGCGCTCCAAAAGCATCTGTTGTAGCTGATGGTTGATTTCCATTAACAATATCTGATACTTTATCAAGAGCATCTTTTACCCTTGTTAATTGAGATGTAGTCGTAGTAAACGTATCTTCATCATCAAAACTATGTGTATTTATTTGAGCTAAAGAGGTAGTAATTGCATCAGCTGCTGTTTTTATCTCTGAAGATGTTGTATCGGTATCCACTGCAGATTCAGCAATTTCAGCTACACCTAAAACAATATTTGCTACCATTTTATTAGCATCTTCTATTTCATCTTCTGCATTTACAACTGAAGCTTCTAAAGCTGTTAGTGCTCCAGTAACATCAGAATTACCAGCTTTTGCTGCCATAGCATTTTGCAAAGCCTTAACAGATGCATATAATGGAACTAAATATTCAGCTTCATCTGGAAATGCTGCAATAGCATCTACGCTATAAGCAACTGCTGGATATTGAACTTCCGAATATTTACAAGACCCTCCATCTGGTAATGCGTTTATCTTATTATTCTCAATATAATAAACAGGATCGGAAATCTTTGCATAAGACATATCAGATTCATCTGATACTCTTCCTTTATCATCTGCGCTTATCCTTCTGCATGGTTGATCTATATCTCCATCATTTCTAAAAACATTAAGAATATTTCCAGTATTTAATGTTTCAGATTCACTTCCCGCAGCAGTTGAAGTGAATGTTGCTTGAGATGCGCAAAGAGGAAGCAAACCTGGAGGAAGTGAATTTATAACTTCTTTAGCTCCATCTGTAAGAAATTGAGTTAATTGTGCTTCTGTTGGATATGTGCCAGAACTTGAAATTGTAATCCCGGTTAAAGCCATTACTTGTGTTTGATAACTAGCCATTAGGTACTTGCCACAAAGACTTCAACTTGTCCACTATTTGAACCTGGATCAACTATAATACTTTCTAAATCTGTTAATGCAGTTACAATACTTGCTGAATCATCATCTGCGTGAGCACCTTCATCTGGAGCTCCCATCATAAAACTTCTACCAGCTTCTAATAAATGTGTTATAGATAAATCAGCAGCAGAATTATTTTCATCTGAATCTAATTGTAACGATATATTTACTGAATTAGAACTGTCTAAATTTGTAATTCTTATATATTTTACAGTTTGCAAGTCTAACGAGCCATCAGCGGTAGCTGTAGTTGATTTAAAAACTAAAACAGTAGCATCATCATCGGATGCGATAGTAACTATTTTTTTAGTTATATTTGCAATACTACCAATTTCAAATGTACGTTTAGAACCGTAATCTTGATTATCAAGAATAATATCTTCTTGAATCTTAACTTTTAATGTAGCAGCCATTAGTATCTCCTAGACTTTGCGGGAGCTTTTTTCTTCTTACCTTTTTTCTTAGGTCTACCTGGTTTTCTATACGTTCCTTTACCACTAGGCATATTAAAATCCTTTCCAACGATTATCTACCTTATTTAATCGTTCTGCGCTTTCATCTATAGAAATGGTATTAAATTCTATATCAGTTCTCTTTCCAGATTCAGATCGCATCCATGAGTTTGTTGTAAACTTTCGTTGTGAAGCTCTTTTGCCACAACCTCTACAATAAAACCAATTCTCTGGATTCGGTTCGTCACAATATTGACACTTAGGTTTATGCACCAGAGACAACCATAGTCATAATCTTATCGCCTTTTAATGCGCAATGTGATATAGATATAACTTTATTATTAGTTGAATCTAGTCCAGCTATATAATCATATATATCTTTAGCTATCTCGCCAGAACTTTGTGTCTTAGTTCCAGGCTTTGGATCATGAATAAATACTTTTACATCTGTATTTGATGAGTTATAATCTGCCATTTCTATTTCCTTAATTTAAATTTTTAGGATGTTTGGGGCTAAACCTTTATACGAAT